TCAGGCTATGGGGCCGAGATCCAGTCGATCGGACAATGCGAAAGTTCCCTTTTGCACCACATGGAATCGTTCATCCGGGGCCTGGGCGGCGAGCGCGGCATGGATGTGCGGTGCGAGGTCGAGCGAGGCTTGGCCGGTCGTCCATTGGGCAAGGGGGGAACCGGGAGGTCCGAAGCTGACGATATAGCTCTCGGTTTCCTCGATCAGCGGAACGTCGACGCCGTCGCGCCAGTCATGCAGTCCGCGCGCGCGCCGGGTCCATTCGAAGCGCCGGGTGCCATCGGCGAGGATACGCGTGCGGGCATGGACGGGGGCGGGCGGGCGCAAGGTGAGACCGGACAGGGCCACGCCCGTTCCCACGCCTTGCGGATCGCCCAGGCCGATCGCCACGATCCGGCGCGTACTGTTGCTGCCAAGCTTGGCCGGATCCAGCGATGTCAGGCGCGAGTCGACCAGGACGAACGTTTCGCCTGCCGCGTGTGTCGCAATTCCGTTCTCGGTCGCGCCGCGACCACGCAGCAATCCGGTTAAACGCCATGTCCCGCCGGAGAGGAGTGTCGCTTGCGCGAACTGGATAAGCTCCTCGCCGACAAGCGCCACGTTTGCGCCTTCGGCAAGCTGGCGTGCCGTAGCCGAGGCCAGCTGCATGCCATTGTCGGCCAATTGCACGATGATCTCCGAGCCCCGGTCGTAACGAAGCGGCGATGCGGCGGCCACCAGGTTCGTGACACGCCCCATGACGCAGCGGGTTCGCCCGCTCGGCCCGAGCGGCAGCAGGGAACCGTCACCGCGGTCGGCATATAGCGCCGCGCCGTTCCAGTTGGCTTGGCCGGACGATACGGCCGCGAGGGGCCGTGCCGTAGCGGGCGAACCGGTCGCCGGATCATAGGGCAATTCGAAGGCGGCAATCAGGGTCGGGGCGGAAGGCAGGTCTTCCTGCTGGTGCGCCTGCCCAGGATCCGTGGGCAACGCCAGAGACCAGGCGCGTTCGGTCGGAGGCATGCGCTCGGCGGTGATTTCAATGCCGGTATCGCGCCATTCCCATTCGCGCACGCGCCATCGTCCCGGCATCTGGTCGAAACTGACGCAGGCTCCAGGCGCAATGTCGCCATCGAGTTCCGCGGTGCGCCAGGTGACCGTGTCACGGCTCCAGTCGAGCCGGCCGGAAACACGTTCGACAAGCGCGCGCGCGCGGGATGCCTCGAGCGCGGCAGGAAGTTCGAGGGTGCGGGGCTGTCCCGGCGTTGCCCGGCCGGTCGCGTGCTGGACGCCGGGAAGATAATCGCGCGACACGTCATAGTAGCGCAGGCTCGACACCGGTTGCTCGGCGCGCGGCGCACGGCGCCGGGAGATGCCGGTGGCGGCGCTGAATTCGTCATCGCCCACAGCGCGCGTCGCTTCGCTGACGGTTTTGGGTGCGCTCTGATAGCGTTCGCGTGCAATGACGAGGCGCGTGCCGGCACAATCGATGTCGAGCGGATAGACGCAATCGAGCGTCGCCAGCGCATCTGCCAAGGCGCCGTCACTGGTGAAACCGGCCAGTTCGTCGAATGTCGTTTGCGTGTCGACCTGGTCGATGACCTCGCCGAGAATGTCGGCAAGGTCGAAGCCTGCGTCGGCGATGACCTCGAATGTCAGCGACGGAATGTGATTGTAGAATCCCGAGAGGTCGAGATCCTCGAAGACGACATAGGCAAGGTCGCGGTGGGCCGGGCACTGTCCGGCACCTTGTGCCGCAGCGAGCAGGGGGTCCAGTTCGCCGTCACCGGTTCCGCGGTGGATGCGCAGGGTACCGCCGGCCTTGAGATCGCCGGCTTCGCCGCGCAGCAGCTTGCCATCGGCCCAGATCCTGCCGAGGCCGAGAATCGGGCGGCTGGACGGGGCAACCGCGAAGCTGGCCGTATAGCTGTAGGCCGTGACCGATGCGGCACCCTTGCCGCCGCCGGTGACTTCGCTGTGTTCGACCAGGTTGGCGGCCCAGATCATCTGTCCGCCGACACGCATGCGGCCGAAATGGCGGGCGATCGGCTGGCCATAGCTGGACGTGGTGACGTCCAGTTCCTTGAGCCGCGCGCCCTGACGATTGGGGGAGCCGAACAGGGCGGCGTCGACCTGGCTGCCCACCAATGATCCCACGGCCCCTCCGACCGGACCGGCGACCATCGTGCCGACCGCGCTGAAAACGAGCGTTGCCATTTCAATTCCTCGGATTTTGCACGCGCCAATGGCCGATCCGGGGCCAGTGGTCGGGGCAGGGGCCTGCGACCACCCGGCGCAGGCCGGCGTGGGCGTGAACGATGAGGTTCCCCTTCGCGGCGATCGCGAAATGGAACTGGGCGGGGCCGGGGCGGAACAGCAGCACGTCTCCGGGGAGGACCTTGCCCCCGGCCGGTACCAGCCCCAGCGCCGATGCCAGGCGCTTGATCGCCTCCAGGTTTCCTCCGCGCAGGGCATAGCCGTTGGGGAAGGCGGCAGTCCTGCCGATGGCGAGAGCCAGCACGCCAACACAGTCGAGCCCGCAGCGGGGATCGCGGCCATGCAGACGAAACGGCGTGCCTACGAGGGCCGACGCGGCGCGAGCTATCTCGTCACCGGTCATGAACCGGGAGTCGGATAGCGGGTCAGCAGATCGTTGCCGGGCAGGAATGGCTCGCCGCGAAAGTTCACGGCATTGCCGAAACGCGATGCGCAGGTCGCCAGCGTGTGGTCGCAGCCTTCACGGACAAGCGCCCGCGCACCCGCGGGGATCGGCGGGACGAGCGGCGTGTCGACTATCACGCCCTGGCCGGTGCTGGCGGCCTGGATGCCCATGGTCATGCCTGCCATGGGCCCATCAAGCCAGCGCAGCGTTCCCCCGGCATGGCCGGTTGAATCGAAGGCACCACCGAACAGGACGGCATTGCTGTCCAGATCGACGTCCAGAACCTGCCGCTCGCGGGTGAAGGCGGCCGGGGAAAGGTTGCAGCCCGGTCCGCAGAACCGGGCGCGGCAGGTGGGGCTGGTGCGCGGCACCGGATCGCGCAGCAGTTCGGCCTTGCGCGAGACGAGTTCGGCGCCAAAGCGTCCATCCTCCTCGCGGACCGTGCCGATGGTTCCGGCGTAGAGGACGCTCGCCTCCAGGGTTTCCCAGTCGACGAGGCCGATATGCACGCCGGCGTCGTCGAAACGGCCCGCCGCAAGGTCATCGGCTGCAATGGCATCGTGGGTGAGCGTTCCCTGCACTTCGGCGCTGTCCGCCTCGAAGCCTGCCGATTTGCGGATCGAGGAGGGGACCATGCCGGGGGAGGCGTGGTGGCGGACACCGTCGAACCACAGGTCGACGTCGTGCGTGGTGAAACCCAGCGTCACGCCGTCGCTGCGCAAGATGCGCCAGAACGTCGCGACGGTTTCGAGCTCGGTGGCGAACCAGGCGCGGGTCATGCGGCCTCCCGGATCTCGACGACGGGAACGCTGGGGGCCTCACCGGCCGCAAAGGCGGACCCGGCGATTTCGAGGCTGTCCTCGGCAAAGCGCACCGGCACGTCGAACTCGAAACCGGCGCTGATGCGGGCGCCGGCCGGGGGCGCCGTTTCGAACACGATCACGCCGAGCGGCAACAGCCTCCAGTTGCCGACCTGCACGGTGCCGTCGAGCGCAACGGTCAGGCTGGAGACATCGGGCCGGGTGATGCGGCGGACCTGCAGGGCCTCTTCGCTTCCATAATGCTTGATCAGCGCAAAGTCGGCGCGCAGGCCGTCGCCGATACCGAGCAGCTGATCGGCGGCGGCGGGCAGGCCGGTCATGCCATTGGAGCTGAAGTCGCTGGGATCGCGCAGGCGAAAACCGCGGGCCGGGCCCCGGCGTGCGCGGAAGAAGGCGATCAGTTCGCCCAGTTCCGCATCCGAGCGAACGCCGGGGCCGACATCGAAGCGCAGGCGCGCATTCGACCAGAGGCTGTTACGACGCTCGAAACCGGAGGCGGTGACCGAGATCGTTGTCGAAAATTCGGGAATCACGGTGGCGTCGCGGCCCAGCGCGATCGGATAGAGCACATCGTCGAAGGCCTGCATCGGATCGGTTCCTGAACTGTCGGAGGGTGGCGGCGGCAGGCGGACAAAGCCGTCGCGGGCGATCTGGGGGAGCGCCCAGACCACGATTTCGTGGGGGGCGCGGGTGAGGGCTTCGTCGATACCGGCATCGATGCGCTGCCATTGGGCGGCCTCATCGCCGCTCAGCACGAAGCCGGCGAGGTAGTCCTGCTGTTCCGGCGGATAGCCAAGCCGGGCATCGATGGTGGCATAGGCTTCCCGCCGCAAGGCATCGGCACCGGCGGTGAGCCAGTCGTAGTCTTCCACCTGCAGCCGGTCGAAGGCCGGGGCTGCCCAGCCGACCGGCAGATTGGCGCGGTGCAGTTCGGGCATGGCCGGATCCAGCACGGTCGGCGTGAAGACCAGCGCCAGGGCTTCCACCGGGGAGGGCGCCACATCGGCGCGGATCGCGGCGACAAGGGCGGCGGTCGACTGGGCCAGCAGCGCGCCGGCGGCATCGAGAAGCGCGGTCTGGGCGGCATCGAGCGGCGCGCGCATGTCGGTGATGGCGGGCGGGGAACCGCCGAACGCGGCGCGGGCCGCTTCGTCATAAAGGCAGATGCGGCCGTCGGCAAAAGTCCACCATCAGGGTTCGCCGACCTGGAAGCGGACGGGGGCACCGGCTGCCACCATCAGCCCCGCCACCGCCTTGCCGACCGACTGGAGCCAGAGCATCGCCGGCGCGCAAGCGGGCGAAAGCAGGGTGGAGGGCGGATCCCAGCCGGTCAGCGCGGCATGGCCGTCGAGGTCGCGCTGTTTCCAGCCGGCGGGGGCATGCTGGTCGAGCACTTCGTAGGACAGCGAGGCAATCGGGCTGAGGCCCCGGGCGACGCATTCGGTAAAGAAGGTCTTGTGCCAGGCGCGGGTCGGGGTGTTCAGCGGATCGCTGCCGGTGCCGACACGATAGCCGCTCTCGCCATGGGTGAGCCGGAAATGGTGGCTCATGCCGAGGTAATGGACGATCGAGCCGCGATAGCCGAGCTGGACGGCGTTGCGGATCAGCCGTCTTGGGCATTGCACGCCCTGATCGTCGAAACCGGTGGCGATGGCGAGGCCGTGCGGCGGCACGATCACGTCGCCGATCTCCAGCATGGCGCGGGCACCGTCGGCGCGGATTTCGCTCAGTTCGATCCAGCCTTCGGCTTCGGCGGCGAGCGGCTCGGTGCTGGTGCCGTCGTAGCCGGGCGGGGCGAACGAGATGAACAGGCGCTCGATCGCGCGCGGCCAGACCGGATCGGCTTCGGCCGGAAGCATGAAGCCGCCGTCGAGGTCGGAGAATCGCAAGGTCACCACGGCATCCTCGCCGGTGCCCTCGGCATAGTTCCAGAGGCGCACGTACCAGGTGCGCGCGGTGCCGGTCTCGTCGCGGCCCTCGATGGTCAGGGTCGGGCCGTTGACCGCATCGAGCGGCACCACGCCTGCCGAGCGCCAGCGGAAACGCAGCGCGGTATGGGCATAGTCGCGGTCGGTGCGGTAGGCGAGCAGGGGGTGGTCGAAGCGGTCCTCGCTTTCCCAGATCAGCCCGCCAAGGTCGGCCTTGCGCAGGAAGGCGGCATCGACGCGCAGGCTGTCTGCGGACGTCGAGACCAGCGCGGCCATCATCGGGCGGGGGAAGTTGACCGTCCAGAAACGCGGATCGAAACGCTGGATCCAGTCGCTGGCCTGCCCTTCGCGCCTGTTCGCGAGCCAGAATGCCATGGGAATTCTCCGGTATGTCAGCGGGTGGAAAGCGCGCGGCGCACGGTGCTGGCGACCTGGCGCGAGGAGCGCTGCAGCGACTGCGGAACGCTGCTGCCGCGCGGGCTGGAAAGGTGGATCGAGACCTTGACGTCGCGCCCTCCCCCGCTGACGCCGCCGGGATTGCCGGTCTCGATCCGACCCGCCGACGTCGGCACGAACATTTCCGGTCCGCGTTCGCCGACGATATAGCCTCGTCCCGGAGAGACATTGCCGCCGGTCGCGCGGCCCGGCAGGCCGAGCAGGCCCGCGAACAGACCGGACAGGCTCGCGGTGCTGCTGCCGGGCGAGGAGGAGCCGCCCGGCGAGGAGAACAGGCCCTGCACCGACTGCGCGGCGATGTCGGACAGCGTGCCGAGGGCCACGCGCTTGAGATCGTCGAAGCCGAGACTACCGCGCTGGATGGCGCCGGTCAGCCCTTTTTCCAGGGCCTGTCCGGCCTGGGTGAATCCGGAGACGAGGTTGCTATCGACGCTGGAACGCATCCGGGCGATGTCGCGCGTGAAGCCATCGGTGCTGGCGCGCACGTCCACCAGCAGGCTGTCGATTTCATCGCTCATGGTCGTTTTCCATCAGTTTCTGGAGGGTCTCGCGGTCGATTCCGGGGGCGTCGGTGACGGCGGGCAGGCCAAGGGCGGCGGCGAGTTCGGCGGGGGTGGCTTCCCAGAACTCGCCGGGGCGCCAGCCGAGCGTGCGCGCGGCGAGACCGCAAAGGGCAAGGGCTGCCGAAGCGAACCGCTCCCCGCTCATCCTGCGCCCTTGAGAATCTGGCCGAGCAAAGTGCGCAGCGGCGCGGCGCAGGCGGCAAGGCCGGCGGCGAGGACGGCTTCGCCTACCGCCTCTCGCGGCGGCCGGCCCTGTGCATCGAGGCAGTGCCAGAACAGTGCCGCCAACTCCGAAAGGCGCAGCTGCCCCGCCCCGGCCCGCTCGACGAGGGCGAAAAGCGGGCCGAGTTCCTCTTCGGCGGCCACCAGCGCGGTGAAGGTCGGTCGCAGCCGGTGGGAGGCATCGCCGATGGCGAGCATGGCCTCGCCGCGCAGGCCATTGGCCGGAGACGCGGCCCCCGTCATCCCGAGTTCCGTCATCCCGAGTTCCGTCATGCCGATGCGACCGTGCCGGAGCTTTCGAGCTGGATCGTGTAATTGCGCTCGCCATTGAAGTCGCCGGCGTAGTCCAGCCGCTGGACGAGGAACTTGCCGCGCAGCTTGTCGCCGTCCTCGAAGCTCAGTTCGTAGTCGGCAAGCGTGCCCGCCATGGCATTGGTGCGGATGCGGGCTTCGGCGGCGCTGCCGAGGAAAATTCCCGCCGCGCTGACCGAAACCGAACGCACGCCCGCGCCCGACAGCAGTTCGCGCCAGCCGCCGCTGTCCTTGCTGGTGATGACGACAGTATCGCTGGTGACCGACATCTGCGTGGTACGCAGACCGGCGACGGTCTGATAGACGGCGGGCGTTGCGCCGTCGGAGATCTTGAGAAGGAAGGCGCTGCCTTTCTGGGCGGGCATGGAATGTCTCCTGTGATCGGGGCTGGATCGGTGAGGCTTCGACAGGCTCAGCCTGAGCGGGAGGAGAGCAGGCACCCAACTGCGCTCATCCTGAGCTTGTCGAAGGATTGCCTGAGGGTCAGGCCGCCATGAGGCGGAAGCGGTATTCGAGCAGGATCGCGCGGCGGCTTTCGCCGCGCTGCTCGGCGCGGGCGCGCAGGAACTGGGCGGTGACGATCTGGAACGCGGGCTGCGTGCGCGGCAGGCTCTCGACCCGCGCTTCGATTCCACGGACGAGGGTTCCCGCGGCATCGGGGGCATCGCCCCGGCAATGGAGCTCCAGCGCCACCCGGATCTCGCGGCCGGGAGCGGTCTTGCAGCTCCAGTCGGCACTCGCGCTCGAAGCGATGGCGAGCCAGGGCAGGCTGGTGCGCGCGGGGGCTTCCTCGGCCACCGCGTTGAGTTCGGCGGCCAGCACGGGATCGGCGGCAAGCCAGTCGATCAGCGCGGCGCGAAGGGCGATTTCCATGGACTATCCTTTCGCGAAAAGCGGCCAGAGGAGATCCGCGCGGCGCCACCGGCTTTTGTCCCCGCGCGCGGCGAGGGCCTGCGTTTCGGCGTTGGCGGCGGTAACGGCAGTCGCGATGGCGGCGGCGCGGGCGGTGAGGCGCCGGGCAAGGGCGTCGAAGGCCTTGTCCACCCGGGTCTCGATCAGGCCGCTGCTCATGCCAGCCGCATCCGGCGCCAGGGCCGCCAGAGCGCGGCGACCGAGGCGGGCGGCAGCGGCGCTGCGCCCTCGTTCTCGCGTTCGCGGTGCTGGTGGGCGGCAAGGCGGATCATGCCGTGGCGCAGGGCATCGGGCAGGCCATCCCAGTTGGCGGCGAGGCCCGCCGTGAAGCGGACGGCGACGCGGCTGGCTGCGGCGGGCATCGGCAGCCGCACCCGGCCGCTGCCATCGGCACCGAGGTCGACCTCGTACATGCCGGAGGAAAGCGGAAAGCGGGTGCCGTCGGCGGCAATTCCGTCGAGCGCGGTGATGGCCTGAACCGGACGCGTGGCCAGTACGTTCCAGCCGGGGTGGGCAGGCAGCGTTTCCTCGCACGAGGCGGCGAGCGGCATGACGCCGGTAAAGGCCTCGAACATGTCGAGTGTGCTCGCAAGGAGCTGCGCAAGCGGAGCGTCGTCGCGCGCGGTGGTGATGCCGAGCCACTGCTTGAGCTCGGCAAGCGCCGAGGACGGCAGGGTGGCCGGCGTAAGGATGACCCGGTGCATGGGTGTCTCCGATCAGGAGGAAAACAGGCGCAGGGGGCGGCCCGGTGAGGGGCGGCACCAGACCACCCCCTGCGTGAAAGCGGGGCCTCGGGGAGGGAGGAGGGCCCCCCGAGGCATGCCGCTTCCGTCAGGCCGAGATCTTGAGCAGCTTGATCGCGTCCGAATCGAGCACCTGCCCGCCGATCCGCTTCGTTGCGTAGAAGTTGACGAAGGGCTTGTTGGTATAGGGATCGCGCAGGATCGAGGTCGTGCTGCGCTCCGTGATCAGGTAGCCGGCGCGGAAGTTGCCGAAGGCGATCGGGAAGGCATTGGCGGCGACATCGGGCATGTCCTCGGCCTCGACCACCGGATAACCCAGCAGGCGGTTGGGCTGGCCTTCCATCAGCCCCGGCTGCCACAGGAACGAGCCGTCGGCGGCCTTGAGCTTGCGCACCACTGCCAGCGTCTTGGAGTTCATCACCCAGCTGGCGCCCTGGCGGTGGCCGCCCTTCAGTGAATGGACAAGGTCGATCAGTTTCAGTTCCGGCGCGGTGTCGAAGCCGCTGGCATTGCCGGAGACGAGGAACTGCAGGGTACCGAATGCGCGGGCGGCGTCAGCCGTCGCGGCGGTGGGAGCGGCCAGAAAGCCCTTGGGCTGGTTGGTGCCGGTGCCGGTGATGAAGGCGGCGCCTTCGGCGCGGGCGAATTCCATCGCGATCTCGTCCGCCAGCCAGGTCTGGATGTCGAACATGGCATCGTCGAGCATGGCCTGGCTTGCCGAGGGATTGGCGTAGAGTTCGCCGGAGGGCGGCACGATCTCGGCAAGGCTGGGGCTGGCGGTCTCGACGCGGGCGCCGGTCTCGCTGACCCAGCCCGAGGCGGTGCCGCCGGTGTTGATCAGCTTGCGATAACCGGCCGTACCGGTCTGCACGACCTGGGCGATCGAGCGGATCGGGCTGACGTTCTTGAGGCGGCTGGAAATCAGCGCGTCGATCTCGCGCGGGACCGCATAGCCGCCGTCCGCGGCGACGAGGCCCGACATCGATTTCAGCTCGGTCTCGCGGCCCATGCGCAAGTAGCCGTCGACAAAGCCCTTCACTTCGACCGAGGCGGCGGTGGCGGCGCCCTCGATCAGCGGGCGGGCGGCGGCGCGGCCGACGCGGTCGAGCCGCGACTTCACGTCCTCGACATCGCCGCGCAGCGCTTCGACGGCGGCTTCGGTGGCGTCCTGGCGGGTGACAAGATCGAACGAGGAGTCGAGCGCTTCGACCGGGTTCGTGGATTCCATGGGGCATTCACCTTTCGCTTGGGAGCCGCCGGACGGGCGGCGGAAAACTGTCGGGAGGAGGGGAAGGCAGAGTCAGGAAACGAGGTGCACCCGCGCGCCGTGCTGCATCGGGTGGGTGACGAGGCTGACTTCGAACAGTTCGAGGTCGAGCAGTTCGCGGCCCGCCGCATCCTGGCGGCTGGAGCGCGCGCGGTAGCCGAACGACAGGCCGTTGACGGTGCCGCGCCTGAGCGCGAGGCCGGCGGCGCCGTCGGGATTGTCGATCCTGGCCACCACCCGCAGGCCGCGCGCGTCCTCGGCAGCGGTCTCGACCCAGCCGATGCGCACGTCCGGCCGGTGCTGCCAGTAGAGCGGCAGCGGATCGCGGCGCTCGGCCAGGGTGCGGGCAAAGGCGCCGGGGCGGATGGTGTCGCGGCCGGAATCGCGCCGGTCGAACAGCGCGGCATAGCCAGCGAAGCGCAAGTCGCGGCTCAACGCAGCAGCTCCGTGGTGCCGCAGCGCACCGCCAGGCCAAGCAGCAGCGCGGCCAGCACCGCGCGCACGAACCAGCCGATGGCGGCGGCCCGGGCGCTGGACTTGGCGTCGCGCCAGGCCTGCAGCAGTTCGCGCAGTTCGGTGAGGTCGCCGGGCGCGGTGGCATCGTCGAGGCCGATCCGCGACAGCATCCGCCGCGCGCCGACTTCGCTCGCTTCCTCGACCACGGCGCGCAGGGTCACCAGATCGCCGCCTTCGGAGGCCGCCTGTGCCAGCAGACCGGCAAGCATGTCCTTCTGGTTCATGATTTGTTCTCCACTTCCTTCCCGGAATGGGGGCGTTCGGGCAGGCCGAGCAGCGCGCGCTTCTCGTCGCCATCGAGGAAATCGGCGGCGCTCACTTGCGACCAGAGCCGCTCGCGGTCCTCGGCCAGCGCGGGGACCTGATCGAGGTCGATGGCAAGGCAGGCCTCGGGGAACCACGGCGCCAGTCCTTCGCAGAGCGCCGCGAAGATCTTGGCGGCCAGCGGCAGCAGCGTCAGCCGCCAGAGCGCGCGGTTGGCCTCGCGGTAATTGGCATAGGTGGCATCGCCCGGCAGGCCGAGCAGCATCGGCGGCACCCCGAAGGCCAGCGCCACGTCGCGGGCGGCGGCGGCCTTGAGCGTGGCGAAGTCCATGTCGGCAGGCGTCAGCGCGATGGCCTGCCACTTGAGCCCGCCTTCCAGCAGCATCGGCCGCCCGGCATTGTGCGATCCGGCATAGGCCTGGCTCAGTTCGGTCTTGAGCCGGTCGAACTGTTCGGGGGTGAGGGTATCGCCGTCCCCGGTCTCGTAGACCAGCGCGCCGGAGGGGCGGGCGGCGTTTTCGAGAAGCTGGCGGTTCCACCGCGCGGCGGCATTGTGGGTGGCGATCGCCTCGTCGGCGGCGGCAAGGCAGCCGGCACCGTAATGATCGTCCGCCGGGTGGAAGTGGCGGATGTGGATCACGTTGGGCGAGGCATCCTCGCCGTGCAGCGGGATGGTCATGCGCCGTCCCGCCACGTCATAGGCATAGGCGGCGGGCCAGCCGTCCTCGCCCGCGACGACGGTCACGCGCTCGGGCCTCAGCGCAAAGAGTTCGACAGGGCGCCCGCGCGCGTCCTTGAGCACCTGCACATAGGCATTGCCGTGCAGCAGCAGGTGGCAGGCGAGCGTTTCCAGCAGCGACTGCCCGGCGCTGGTCTCGCCGATGAGCGCGGCGAGCTTCGGATCGGCGGCCTTGAGCGGGGCGCCGGCGATCCCTTCGGCCACCAGCCGCACCGCGCGCTGGGCGACGGGATTCTCGAGATAGGCCCGGCGCACCGCCGAGGCATATTCGAAGGGGGCTCGCCCGCCGTCGCCTTCGGCGAAGAACCAGGGTGAGGCGGGCCCTCGCGCCAGGGGCACGCGGGCACTCTCGCCCTTGAAGGCGGCGACGAACGTATCGATGAAGGACACGTGGGGTTCCTTTCCAGGCGGGAGGGAGCGGCCGGAGCCGCGCAAGGTTCGTGTTTCAGGGCAAGCGCACTTGCGGGGCCGAAGCCTTGCCGAGCATCAGCTCGGTGAGGGCCCAGACCAGCGCGTCGGCGCGGTCGGGCGAGCGCCCCGGTCCCTGGTAGGAACCACCGGCGACAAGCCCGCAGATCTCGTCTTCCAGCGCCGGGAACAGTCCGGCATGGCGCACGCGTCCGGCCTCGTAGAGCGCGGCCACGGGCTCGGCGCGGGCGACTTTGCCGCGGCTGGCGTGGACCAGCCGCAGCGGCAGCGAAACTTCCGCCGCGCGCAGCACCGAGGCGACCATGGCGCCGCCCTGGTTGGCCTCGGCGATGACGCGGTCGGCGGACCAGGCCACTGCCGCCTCGGCGACGGCGCGGGCCCAGCGTTCGGGGCCGGCCTTCTCGGCCGAGGCATCGGCCAGCACATGGGCGTTGCCGTCCGCCGAGAGGCCGACGACGACGATGCCGCAGGCGTCTCCGCCCGCCGAAGCGGGCGGATCGACGCCGACGACCACGCGGCAACATGCAGGCGCGCGCGCCTCGCGGCAGCGTTCCAGCAAGGCGCGGCTCCACAGCGCGCCCTCGATGTCGGCGATCAGCTCGCCGTCGATCTCCTGCCTGCCGAGCAGGCTGCGGCCGAAATTGCGGCGCATTGCCGAGAGAAAGCGCGCGGGCAGGTTGGCGGCATTGTCGAAGGTGCTCCCCCGCGTGACGACGACCTCGCCCGAGGCGCTATCCGCCAGCAGCCGCGTGACCAGCGGCATGCTGCGCGGCGTGGTGGTGGCGACCACGCGCGGATCGCGGCCGAGGCGCAGGCCCATCAGCAGGTTGTCCCAGGCCGACGTTGCCCGCCCCGCGGCATTGTCCCACTTGGCGATCTCGTCGCACCAGGCGTGGCTGTGCTGGGGGCCGCGCAGCGATTCGGGCTCGGCGGCCGAATAGAGCGTGGCCTGCGCGCCGCCCGGCCAGGTCAGCCGCCTGAGCGAGGGTTCGAACACCGGGCGGCGCCACGGCGCACCGACCGCGAGCAGTCCGCTCTCGCCCTCGACCATGACCGAGCGCGCCTCGCCCAGATTGGCGGCGACCAGCGCGATGCGGGCATCGGGATTCTCCTCGGCGACGAGGCGCACCCATTCGGCGCCGCAGCGGGTCTTGCCGAAGCCGCGCCCGGCCATGACCAGCCAGACGCGCCAGTCGCCGGCCGGGGCGAGCTGCGAGGGCCGCGCCCGGATCGACCAGTCCCAGCGCCATTCGCGGCGCTCGTTCCGGTCGAGGCTGGCCATGAACGCCTCGATCTCCCCGCTTTCGGCCTCGGTCAGCCAGTCCAGCGGGTCGGCCTCAGCCATCCTGGGGGCCTTCCTCTGCCGCGCGGCGGGCGATAACCTGTTCGCGCAGCTGCGCGATCTTGGCCCGGAGCGAGGCGCGCACGGCGCCGATGTCCTCGTCCTCGCGCATGGCCCGCTCGCGTGCCACGGTCTCGCGGTGGAGGCCGAGCAGGCGCAGGGCATTGGCGTTGTCGAACTTCATCTCGCCGTCCTTGGTTTCGCCGAAGCGCAACCGGTGGAGCAGTTCCAGTTCGAGGTTCTCGTATCCTTCCAGCAGGGCGCCGCGCCAGTCGCGGGCGAAGTCGGGGTCATTGCGGCGCAGCTTGTAGGGGCGGCTGAGGTGGACCCCGGCGGCGAGGGCGGCGGCGCTGACATTCGAGGTTTCCGCCAGCACGGCGAGGAAGGCGGTGCGCCAGTGGCGGTTCAGCTTGTCCTCGCTCCTGGCAAGATCGGCATTGAGCCTCGTCCGACGCTTGCACGGGGCAGCAGCGGACGAAGCGCGCTTCGGCTCGGCCAT